TAGCCAGCCGTTTTTCTATGTAAATAAGTTACGCTTATTTATGTTTATTGGCTACCGTTTATGTTGTTTCTTGTAATTTCAATGAAGTTACAATTTTTATTTTATATTCCTACATCAAAGTATTATTAATTTAAAACTAGATATGTGTAAAACAATTTTGGAAAGTAATGTTAATTTCTTTTGATGTTTTGGAAGTGTTAAATTAAATCTATTAAAGAAAAGGGAATGGCAGCCCCTACACCCTTCTTCTACCGCGTAGGATTAGACCCTGTTTTAACATGGATAAAAAGGATTTAGAAAGTTGATATTATAGGAAAATTTTGTTTAGGATATCTTGTTTTATTTTGAGGTATTTTGAGATGATTTTATTTTTGGTTCTTATTTCTGTTTGAACTACCGCACGCCGGTTTAAGGTTTTTAGGGATTCTTTTTAGGATTACTTAAGAAACACTTTGTGTTCGTAGCGCTTAAGTAATTCGTCGATATTAAAATAAAACAATTAAATAATTTTACTGGTTATGTAGGCTGAAACCCGCCTATCAACGTTCAGCATGGACAAGTATTTAAATAAAAAAAATAAATTACGTGAAGAGCATATGTTTGTGGTTAAAGAGAGAACTAAGGATAGTACCATTTATTGGTATTTAAATTTTGGTGCCTCGGAGTTAGTTAGAATATCTTTAGGAGAGTTTAGAAATATAGATAAGCCGTGTGTGAGTTTTAGAGGACAATTAGTTAAATTCGTTGGAGTTACTAGAGTTAGAGCTTTAGAAATTTTTAAAAATTTAGTTTTCTTTAGAGAGTCTTTATTTGATTCCGTGTGTGATTTGAAGGATGGTTTGTCTGTTTTTGTGTCTATTTTGAAAGGAGTAGGTAAGATGTCTAAGGTTGTTAGTCATTGTGGATTTCTAGATGTTGTTAAGTTTTTGTTTAATAGTGTGCAGTGTGTTCAAGATTTTAATGTAGTAAATATATCACATTTGTTGATTGATTTGTATAGTTTGTATATGAAGGTATCTAACACAGATGTATTATTTAAGAAAGAAAGTATTGAGCATATAGCACTAGCTACTTTATGTATGATGTTGCCTGAGGATTTAGGAAATATCTTTAGAAAGTTAACGTCGTTCACGAATATTAAAATGTTAGACACGCCTAATATGTTTATTGATTTTGTAGGTGTTTTGTTAGAATTTTGTGTAAAGTTGTTGGATTATATTCCCTTTTTAAGTGAAGATTTACGTGATTCATTTAAAAATTTAGCTAATTTTCAGTCTTCTAGTTTAATGGTTAGAAGAACGAAGAAGTTGATAGCACAAGTTGAAGCTCAACCTAAAGAGATGTATAGTCCTTTTGTTAGAGATGAAATAAAAAATTTAAAGAAAGAATGGGATTCACCTAAGAGTCAAATGTTAGTTAGGAGAGATGGTGGTTTTGAAGCTTTATATAAGAAAATTTGTTATATTTTTAAACAAGTTTTAGATATAGAAACTATAAAAAGAGTTGAACCAGTTTTCTTTGTCTGTGAAGGACCTCCGGGAACAGGTAAGTCTACCATGATGCACCAATTAATAAAAATATTAAATATGCCTACTTATGCGCATGTTGTTAAGCCGACAGCTGATGGCAAAGATTTTTACGATACATATGGTGGACAGAAATTGTTCGTTATGGATGACGTTGGAGCCCAGGGTCCGAGCCAATGGAGAAATTTTGTTAATATGATTGCTCCTTTGCAATACAAATTGGATTGTGCTAATGAAAAATTAAAGGATACTAAGGTGTTTAGTAGTGAGATAGTTTTAGTTAGTACGAATCAGTTTATGGGATTACATGGCATAACTAAAGATGATGGTATTGGTGATATTGGAGCGCTGTTTAGAAGAGCTAATGTCTTTGATTTTTCGCAAGTTAAATTTGTTGAAGGTTCTTATAAAGGTAGAATTTTGTATAAGAAATATGATTTAGATTCTAATGTGTTTGTAAACAAAATGCAAAAAGATATTCCTTGTGATAGTTATGTTATTATAGACCCTTTTGATAGAACGAAGCATTTGATTTGGATATGTGATGTTATTTTGAATACTTATGAAACTCGAACTAGATATTTTGATCATAATGAGTTGTCGGATTTAGAGTTAAAGTTAATTAGAAAAAAGTTACAAATGAAAGATGTGTTTTTTGATGCGCAGAGTTTTGCGACCGATTCTATTAAAGTATTAGTGTGTTTATGTAGAGAATATTTCGAGTTTGCTGTATCTAAATTGATAAGTTTTATTAGTGATTTTAAAGTTGAGATTTTATTGTGTTGGGCTTTATTAGGAGTTATTTCTTATGGCCTTTTAACTTTGTTAAATAAAAGAACTACTGTTGATAGAACTAGCTTTGTTAAAGAAGTGGGTGAAACTGTTGTAGGTTTTATTGAACCTTCGAATGATACTCGTTTAAATGCTATTCAAAAGCAAGTTTTTTTCTTTGAAATATGTGTTGGAGAGACTATTGAAAGGTGTTGTGGATTGATATCTGGAGTGAGAGTTTTGTTGCCTAATCATAGTGTTTCAGGAGATTTTGGTTATTTAAGTATGTTGTCTGGAATGGGTAGTGTGTTGTTAGATAAAACTAAGTTTAGAGTTACTAAGAGACTCATTCATAGTGACTTAGTTGTCGTTTCTTTACCTGATAATCTACCCACTCCTTATAAACTTTTAGGTCATCATTTTAGATCTAATGTAGGTGTTGCACATCCTTGGTTGTTGACTCCTGCGGGGAGTGTAAATTTAGCTCCTCATGTTAAAAAATCTATTAGTAGTTTTTATTCAGATGGTGTTTCAAATAAATACTTTGATGGAAATAATAGTGTGCAGTATGATTTCAATAAGCAAGGTTTGTGTGGGTGTGTTTTAGTAGATGAAAATTTAGGAGTTTTAGGAATGCACTTGGCAGGAAGTGATACTTTAAACACTGGTGTAGCCGTAAAGTTTGGTAGTGAGGATGTTGAAGAATTGCGGTGTTTATTAAATTACAAGCCTGTGTTTGCAGTTGATTCAGATTATAAAGAATTACCTGGTAAAAGTGTGTGTAAGTTAGATATGAAGGGTGAACAGTATTTGTCCGGAAAGTCTAAAATAATTGAATCTAATCTCCATGGAGTGTTTGAAATTCACAGAAAGCCCGCTGATTTATTAAAGTTTGGAAGACATACAGTGAAGGATGTTGCCGCTAAATCATTTTCGCAAGTGGTGAATGTGTCTCAGAAAGAATTAGATTTTGCAGAAACAGTTATTTATAGTTTAATAAAACCTTTTGAAGATTTAACTGATGAGGAGGTGGTAGTTGGAACTAAGCTTTTAGCGGGTTTGAATCCCGATTCTTCTAATGGTTATAAAAATAACTATTTGAAGAGTGATTATATAAATTTTCCTGAAGGTAAATTAACGGATTTTGCAAAATCTGAGATGGTTAGAGTTAGCGATGACATTATTAATAAATCTGTGAACATACAAGATCATTTAATGTTTGAATGTTTGAAAGATGAGTTGAGAGGTTTACAAAAAGAAGGAGTGCCACGTAGTTTTAGAGTAGCACCTATTGTTAATCAGTTATGGATGAAGAAAATGACTGGAAATATGGTAGAACATATTTTAGAAAATAGGAATTTTAATAATATTATGGTTGGTTGCAATCCTTACACTGACTGGGTGGATGTATATAATAAGATGTTGTTATATGATCATGTTTGGGATGGTGATATTAAGAGTTTTGACGGAAATATGTTGAGTCAAGTTCAACATGTTGTTACGGATGTTATGTTACACAGGTATAAAGGTAAGTATCCCAAAGTGCTAGAGTTTTATTTACAAAATATGATAACTACTCCAGTTGTTATTAATGATGATGTTGTTGTTACTACTCATTCTATGCCATCTGGTTCTTTTTTAACAGCTATATTTAATAGTTTAGTTAATAGAGCTTATACGGCTATGTGGTATTATAGAAATGTAAATAAACCAACGTTGTCTAATTTTACTGCTAATGTTTTGGATTTTGTTTACGGTGATGATAAAATTGTCGGTGTTAAAAATTTACCATCTTTGAATGCTATTAATATGGCGGAATTCTTTGAAAGCATAGGTATGGGTTTTACTGATTCTAATAAGAACAAGATTACTCAACCGTATATGGATATCAAAGATATTACGTTTTTAAAACGTGCTTTTGTTTATCATCCAAAGTTGGAAAAGATTATGTGTCCTTTAGATTTAAAAACTTTGTTGAGTACTATTAGTTATGTAAATACTAGTTCAGATATTGATCAGGTTTTACAAGATAAATTGCATATGTTACAAAGAGAAGGTTTTTTGCATGAAAATATTGTTTATAAATTTATTGTAGACACTTTGGAGGCGGAGTGCCGTAATAGGGCTATTCCGTTTTCAAGATTAAGTGAAGAATACCTGCTAGCTTTATACTCTAGCAAGGAAGAATTGGAAGCTCTTCACCCAGTTGACTGGGTTTCTAAGCTTTCTTTATAAATTAATGATATGTTATAATCAATTTCTATTAGTTGAGCAAATAGTTAGTTTATTAAATTAGTATTATAATAGAAAAATTTTCATCACATTTGTGTGGGTGATGAATCTTAAAAACGCACAGCCCAATTTTTGAAAAATTTATTTGATAAGAAAAAAGATAATGTAGAAGGAAAAAATGATATAATGTCAACCGTGTGTTGCGATAAATTTAATACTTCCTTACGTACTAAGATGCAAGGAGTAGTTAGTGAATATTATGAAGAATTTCCACCGTTGTTAAATATTGACGATGGTTTAAAAATAGATTATAATTTGATCATAGGTAAACCATTTTTTATACAAAATTTATTGTGGCAAGATACAGCAGTAGGAAATTTAGGTACTATATATTTTCCATCATCGTTGTTTGGAAACGCTGCTATAGAGGCTCCTTTTAAATTTTGTGCTAAGTATAGGTTAAAGATTATGGTTAGTTTACAAGTTATGGGAACTCCGCAACATCAAGGGACCATTTTAGTTGCAGCTACTCCTGCGTATTTGACTGATGCTGCAAATAGGAAAAATATTAATAGTTTAATGAGTTGTCCCCATGCGTTTTTACATGCTAATGAGGGTACTCCTGTTTGTTTGGAAGTTCCATTCTATTCTCAGAGTGTTCTTAGAAATACTGATATAAATAGATCTTGTGCTGGTTATTCTAAGCATCAAGATTATGCTGAATTAGTGTTTCATGTATTACATGCGTTGGGTGCTCCAGCTACAGGTTCTAATGAAGTAACCATATCTGTACATTGTACAATAGTATCTGCTGATTTCTTAGTACCTAATAATGCTGAAACTTCTTTTATTGCACAAAGTATGAGTAATCCTATTACAACAATTTTGGATAGTGCTAATACTACTTTAAAAACAGTTAGTGGAGATTTCTTTGATAACGTTAGAGATAAGATCAGGTCTCTTACTGGTTTACATAATCCAAATTCCCAAAAGATTGATAGTAGGATGCTTGCTACCAGTAGAAATTTTCACAATAATGTGGATATACCTACGTTTGTGGAAAAGCTGGATCCCTACTCAGATTTTACTAGAGTCATAGATAGGCCTATATTTTATACTAAGAAAGATGAGATGTTGATAGCTAATATGATAGCTAAGCCGCAGTTTATAGGTCAATTTCAAGTGACAGTGACGACACCTGTTAATACTACTTTGTTTTCTAGACCTATTAGTCCATTACAAGATCCGTGGACGTCAACTACTAGCGACGTGGGAATTACATCTATTCAAGGGGTGTTGGCAACTTTGACTAGTGCTTGGAGAGGACCTATCGATATTCATATTATGTCTTCGATGACTAATTTTCATAATGTTAAGTTAGGAGTGTATAAGGATTATTCTATGGATGGTAGGTATAGTACAGGTGCTCCATCTATTTATAATATATCGACTTATATGTCAGATACATTAGAGTTTACAGGTGGTGGGCAAGTTCAGACAGTTAGACTACCTTTTTGTGGTTTAGTTAGTCAGATACCAACCCATATTGATAGTCCTAGTAATGCTATGAGTCATGGTGTATATATGATTAAATTGATTCAACCTTTGATTTTTAGTGGTGTGGTTGGTAATACTATTAATTTTTCAGTTTTTATATCGTTACCGCCTGAATTTACTTATTATGGTTATCCCATTGGTAATGTTAATGTTGTGAAAACTGCACCTGCGCCTGAATCAATGTTATTAAGTAAGCAAGTGGCTAATGTGAGAAGAAATGTTTTATTTGATTCGGCTAAAGATTATGGTTTTAAAGCAGAGTCATCAATTTTAAACATATCAGACAATACTGATGTTATTAATGATGGCTCGGAAGGTTTGAAAGATGTTGCAGTGTATAACATGAGACCTGTGACTCATATGAGAGATTTCTTTCGCAGATATGCTTTGTGTGGTGTATATGCACCTAAGTTAACTGAGAATTCTTATAAAGTATTAAATATAAAGATTAATGAGTTATTAAGAGTAGGTAATGATGGTCAGCAACACTTTCAGAGGATAGCCAGAAGATTCTTTTACGGGTTTTCAGGTGGTTATAAATTTAAAGTGTATGGTGACGCTGTGAAGAGTTTTTCTGTTAGATATTTGCCTCCTAGAATGTATGTAATTCCTGAACATTCTTTTGGTCCAACTTTTGAGGAGTGTAATCTTATACCTAGTAACCCAGTAGATAGAGCCAGTATTTTTACTCCAGCGTTGTATCCCGATACTCGTAGTTTAAATTCGCTAAATGATTTGTATGCTCATAATGAAGTTGAAAGTTCTATTCAAGTTGGAACCAATTGTCAAATAGTAGACTCTAGTGCTGTGCAACCCGCAGGTAAGAGTGTTATTGAGTGTTACGTTCCTTATATGAGTGTTTTAGATTTCGTTGGAGATTCAAGAAACAGTGGTGATGTAAATGCAGATGCTACAGGTGATTTAGGATATTTGTCTATCTCTTATACTCAAGATATGGCTATTACTGGTGTAACTCCTGTACCTGGTAATGCTACTTTTACAATTTATTGTGCTTATAGTGATGAACACAGAGCAGGATTTCAAGTCCTGACTCCAAAGTTACACCCAGTTATTGGTGTGACTGCAGGTTTGGTAGTACCTTATGTTCGTTCAGACGGGACGTTAGCTCCTTGTCTTCCTTCTACTATACCCTATGCGTTTAAGGGTAATTTTGGTTAAACGCCGTGTTTTCCACTACACGTTTATAGTGATTGTATTAACTTAGTTAGAGCCTAAGAGGGCTCTATAAATAATATCTTAGGTAATATAATCACTATATGTGGTTTTATTATATGAAGAGCCCCCGTCTTCCTTCTACTATACCCTATGCGTTTAAGGGTAATTTTGGTTAAAC